ATTTGCGCGTCAATTTAAGAATCTTAATATGCTTATTGAATATTAGAGCGCCGCGAACGTGAATGGGAATAGTACTGTTTTTGGCTCGATCATCTAATCCTGAATTTATTCCGCGCGGAAACGCAATGTCCTCAAATGGTAGAGTATTGAACTCCTTGCGAAATTGAATAATATATTCATGCAGAGATTCTTGCGTGCCCGTCATAATGATATTTATAGCAGTCTTAATGGCTGATCTACATGATTTTGGCGTAGACGATTTCACGGCCTCGATGCCCATGATCTTTAACTTAGGCTCGTTGTAGCGCACGCCCTCGGAGTCGTATACGTTTAGAATGTATCGCTTCTTGGCTGTCCATAATCCTCGATCCGCAATCGACTCGCGGGTCATGTTCATTTTTTGTTGGAATGAATTTGTCCGAATAGCAAGATTCTTATACAGTAAATCGATAAGCGGTTTAAACTTTTCTCTAGCCACATCATCCAGAAAGGAGACCACGCGAGCCTTTGATACAGCGTCTGGATCTTTAAAGACCTTACGTACCAACCCACTAAAGTCGAGATATAGAGAATCTGTATCCGCCGCAATAACGTAGTCATATGACTGTGTTCCTAATAGTGTATTCATATATTTATTTATGCCATTCTCGGCCCAACGAATAGCTAGCTGCCCGCCGAGAGTAATCGCCATAGCCAGTCGCAAATCGAAATATCGAAAGTATGGATTGCCGATAGCACCATAGCTACTATTCAATTGAATTTTCTTGGCCATCTGCATATTCTTATACCGAGATATGTTCTTGATTAGCTCACGCTTCTTCTTTTTATCAGTCTCAGTCTCATATGCTTTCTGCGCCTCAATCATTTTAATTTTATATCGCGCACGATCTTCATACAGACGCTGCATCATTTCAGCTAAAAAGCTGCGCTTCTCGTTTGAGAAGTAGGTGCCATTAGCTGCTAGACTATAGCCCTCGATGATCGGCAGTTCGATATCCTCATCTAGAAGCTCATCTATGCTAATATCTATATCATTGATGGCCGTGTCCGGAGAACCAAGCCTCGATATAGTGTCGGGCCCGACATTGAACTGCATGATCAAATGAGGATATAGCGAATTCAAATCGAACGAGACGACCCAATCGTGCATGCCGATCTTAGGAACCTTAACGTGGCCTCCCGTATACGGCGCGTCTTTTTTATTTTCCTTGCTGGGTGGAACCGCGATGTTCTTGGCCCACAAATGATTGTGAATTAGGACATCCCACATGCGTACTTGCGAAAATACATCCTCGTAATTGACTTTCGCGTCATATGCTAGAGTAAGAACCATGTCAATCAGCTTCATCTTGTCGTCTAGCCGATCAACGATATCAACGTCGTGAATGTTATACTCTATGAATTTTTGAAAGTTCTTCTCGTATAATTCATGTAGAGTTTCATATTCGGAATAGTCAAGCTTTTGATCACCCAGTTCGATCTGCGCTATATTGTCCAGACGATATGATTCTTGTTGAGTGTACGTAAATTTACGGTACATTTCAAGATAGTCAAGAGTAGCTACACCCACAATCGAAATTGTAGTGTTTTCGCGGCCGTTGATCTTCACGACGCGACTGCTAAAGGCCTTCCATGGGGATAGCTGCTCAATTGTAGACTGTTCGAATATATGCTTCATTCGATTGATAATGTATGGAATATCAAAGTACGCGATATTCCAACCAGTCACTGCGTCGGGGTATCCACCTCGGCCCCACTCCGCAATGAATGCCAATAGAAGTTCGCGCTCGTTCTTACAGCGAACATACTTAACATCTGCTCTATTCGTATTGAATACACCACAACCAAATACGTAAAATACATTGTCTTTTTTAAGTGTGATGGCTGTGATTTCTTGGGCCGCGGCGTCAACAGACGGAAAGCCATTGTTCGATGCAACCTCGATATCGATATTGACTACTTGAATCAATTCTCGATCATAGCGCACTTCTCCTGAGTATTCTTCATTGAGATATGCGTATACGAACCGGGTTAACCCGTTTATCTCAAAGTTCGTTACGTCCTTGTATTTCTCTGCAAATTCCTTTGCCTCGTATATCGAGGAAAACGGCATTGGAGCAAGAGGCTTACCATGAATCGACTTCCAGGTCGAATCGGGCTTATTATTAGGAACAAATAATGTGGGTTCGTATTTCACTCGTCGAGTGAACTGTCGCCCATTCTCATACCCGCGTAGCAGAATCTGGCCGCGTTTCTCAATAGCATTCGTATAAAATTTCATATTATGATTATACTATACTATTGAGTCTTTGTAAAGATAAATTTCGAAGAGAATGATTCCCTAAGCGGTAAATTTAGCTCCAGAGACTATCAGCCCAGAGCCGAACGCCTTATTGTATGCGTTAATAAGTTCAACGACGGGCTTGTATGTGAACAGAATCACATTCTCATTTATGAGTACTTCCTTTGCGTCGGCCATAGGAACACAATCAGCCAAACCCATTTTTGGCTGCCCTCCAGGATCTTGTCTCGTAATGATAGCCGCGGGGTTGATAAGTTTTAGCTTACCAAACATCGCATTCGCATTTTTTTCTGGGCGAACTTCAGCAATAATTTCTTCACTTGTAATAAGACGAATAACGATAATGTTCATACTGTAGTTCCCCATTCACTATAAGTTACATATAACTATAGAAATATCTATGGCTCTTCATATTATTTCTCGCTACGTTATTCATACGATTTTCAAGATCGCAGTGATCGACCGAATTATTTAGGTACTGGTCAATCTCACTAGTATGAACAAAGTATTCCTTAACGCGAGAAATTGCGCGCAATACTATTGGCCCAACTACTCTATAAGATTTAAATTTCATTGCCTTATTCCGACAGCAATTGGGTCGACAGGTAGTGCGGATTGTCGCCAATATGAGAACCATCGCCAATATGAATCTTCTTGGGCTTCTTATGTTCGGGTAGAACTGCTTCAAGCCAAACTCGAAGCATACCGTTGATCATTTCGGCATTTTGTACTTTGACATTATCGGCCAAATTGAATGTGCGCGTAAAGGCCCGTTCGGCGATACCTCTGTGTAGAAAAACAGATTCCTTGTCTACGCGATTGATCTTACCGACAATCTTTAGAACGCCGGCGGCAATATCGATGTCTATATCGGTACGCGCGAATCCAGCAACAGCCAGTTCTAGTACGTATCGATGCTCTTCGATCTTGCGAATGTTATACGGAGGATAAGTTACCGCGGTCGTGGCCTGACCTGCGGCGAGGTTTAGGCGCTTCCATACTTCATCAAATCCGATGAAAAACGGGTCGTACTTAGTAAAGTCTCCAACTGAATCGTTCATATTCTTCTCCTATTAAGCGAGTATGATGTGAGCCCCACAATGGCAACTCACATCATAGTATATAGTATTGATTTCGTAATGTCAAGTATATTTTTTATCATTTAGATTTGAATGCAGAACGCTTCTTCTCCTTTTCCGATTCAATCCACTTTTTAGCCACGTGATTAGCTACCGGCCTAGCCATAAATTTCATCGTTTGTTTATAGGCCTTATTCATAATATCTTCACTGCCGACATTGTTATCCACGACGATGAAATTGGCGGCGCCAAAATAATTTTGAAATTTACCGATATTGTTCTGTACGGCCTGCCAGCGTTCCTTTACGAGTTTATCAGATACCGAACGCTCTCGTCCGGCATTTCGCTTCAGTGCTACTTCAATAGAGGTATTCACGAACACCATATAACTATCATATCCTTGATCTTTCATGTTGTCGCTCATGGTTTTAATTTTAATAAAATCATGCCCGGTGCCATCGATGACCAATCCAAGGCGACCACTTAGAAGAATCTTGAGGTTATTATCCGTAATAATTTTGGCTTTATCTCGCGAGATATTTCGAGCATCGGTTTCGCTATCGGGCATCTTGAGACTTAATCCGGCGCGCTTCAGAAGTAGAGTAAAAATAACGTCACTATTGATTACTCGCAGGCCGTGCGCGGTTAGAATTTTTCCATTGACGTATGACTTACCCGAACCTGGGCCTCCAGCCAAAAATACTACCTTGAATATGTTCTTATCGTAAACACCCTCAGATATTATCTCCGAGCGATCCTGCATCGGTAGTTCAGATTGAATAAATTCAAAAAAAGATTTCATGGGAGAAGACTCCTCGTTAGACATTAAATGAATTCCCGCATCCACACCGACCTTTTTCGTTGGGATTACGAAATAGAAAACCGGACTTCATAAAATCAGTTTCGTAATCCATCTCTGTACCAATTAGAAACATGGCCGCTTTAGGATCGATTAGTATTTTAGTATCGCCCACTAGAACGGTCTCGTCCATGGGCTCCAGTTCGTCGGCAAATTCAAGCGTATAGCTCATGCCGTTGCATCCTCCTCCACGCACACCTATCCGAATACCAAAAGAGGGCTTATCCTTGTCTCTACTTTCGAAGATGGCCGCAATGCGCTCAGCGGCCGCTGGAGTTACTGTCATAATCTGTCGAACCTCTCGGGGCGCTCTCGGCGAGGTAGACTGCATTCTATCGCGATATCTCTCTAGGCGCGCCTCTTCACTGCGTGTAATTTCTGTAATCTCCATGATTATTTCCTTTTGGATTGATAATCAGCAATAGCTGCTTTTATGGCATCTTCTGCGAGAACCGAACAATGAATCTTGACTGGCGGTAGAGAAAGATACTTTGCTATGTCCGTATTCTTAATCGTCGCAGCTTCGTGTAGAGTCTTGCCCTTAACCCATTCAGTAATAAGTGAACTTGATGCAATCGCTGAACCGCACCCAAATGTCTTGAACTTGGCGTCCTCAATTATTCCATCTACATCAACTTTAATTTGTAGTTTCATGACATCACCACACGCTGGTGCGCCAACAAGGCCCGTGCCAATATTCTCTTCGGTCTTTCCGAATGCGCCGATGTTGCGAGGGTTCTCGAAGTGATCTATTAACTTATCTGAATATGGCATAATATCATTCACCTATGTTGTTTGCTTGGCTCTATTCATGATAACTTCACCAAACATTTCGCGATACTTTAATGTATGCTTACTCGGTTTTGTTTTAGCAGTTGCATCTCCAGGCGCAGGTTTATATGCCGCAGGATCACTATCGCTTTTTTTATCCATCTTTTTCCAATGTGATGCTCTTGCTTTTGCAGTAGCAGAAGATAACCCGGCCACATACTTCTTTGGCAGACCAGACTCTTTGTCTTTGGCAACTCTTGATAGCTCTTCCGTAGCACTTTCTGATTTGGGAGTCTTACCTGCGTTCTTCATAGCAATTGCAATTGCTGCTTGTCTTTTCAGTGCTGAATTCGAAGTCTCACCGAGTTCTTCTTCATGAAGATCCTTATCCGCACCATAATAAGTTCCCTTACCTTTGGTAATATAAGAATTCACGCGAGCCATACCCCATTGCTGCGGAGTAGTGCCTGGCCTATGCCCAGAGTTCCATGCAGCTATACCACGACGATAAACTT